AGTGGCGGAGATGCTTTAATTGAAGGAGCTATTTTGTTAAAAGTTGGATCTAATTCTCAATACATTCCAGCTTCAGGAATGACACCAATCCAGACAAATGGAGCTACAGCACTGGCTACTACTGAGTTGACTTCTACACAACCAGAGCCAACTTATTTAACTTTTGATCCTTCAACAGAGCAATATGCCCAATTTACATGGGCTATGCCTAAGGGCTACAATCTTGGTACTGTTACTTTTCAAACCTTCTGGTCAACAGATGGTACAGACACAGGAACAGTAGGCTGGTCTTTGCAAGGTGGTTGTGTG